ACTCTATATTAAGGAAGGGCGATGTACAAGTTCGATGAAAAAGCTTTATGCCTTAATATGGATACAAATCTTTTCTTTGATCAATATGAAGAAAATCCAGAAGTTTCAAAAAAGGTAGACATTTTGTGCATTAAGTGTCCAGCACAAAGACAGTGCTTAGCCTACGGAGTTAGTAACTCTGAGTGGGGTGTTTGGGGTGGCGTTTATTTAGAAGGCGGAAAGATATCTAAAGAGTTTAATAGCCATAAAGAAAAGACTGATTGGTTTAGTATATGGTCTGGAATTACAATGGAGACAAAGTAATGTATACAGAAAAAATGAGACATGCTATTAGATCTGTAAAAGCTCCAAAAGATTTTCAAATAGCTATTGCAGACTATGGGCATTTTCTTGCCATCCAGTTTTATGAAAGTCATTGGAGGCATTTAAATGATAACGAAAGGCTTCGTTGTATACAGTATATGACGAGAGTAAAAAATATCTTGGAGTCGTTAGGTGCAAACGTTTCACTTGACCCGATTCTAGATATCAAGTATAATGATGAAAGACAGCTATAAGGAGTAAAAATGGCTACAACAATTACGGTAATAGGAAACCTGGTTAAAGATCCAGAAAAAAAGGATCTTGGCTCAGGTAAAGTTCTTGCAAAGCTTCGTCTTGCAAGTACAGAAAGATTCCAGGATTCTGACGGAACCTGGAAAGATGGAGACACGGCATTTTATGATGTTGTATGTTGGAGAACTCTGGCAGAAAATGTATCATCAAATCTTTCAAAAGGAAATAAAGTAATCGTTCACGGTAAGTTAAAGTACCGTGAATTTGATCGAAAAGACGGAACTAAAGGCAATGCCTTTGAAATTGATGCAACCGATGTTGGTCCATCACTATCAATTAAGTCTGGAACATTTAATAAAACTAGCAATGTTTCAAACTCAACAGTTTCAGTTGGAGCAGAAGAGCCTGATCCCTGGGCTTAGTTGGATGTCCCCCCGAAAGGGGGGCATTTCAATATTGACAAAATACAAAAAGTTTGGTAAAGTATATTAATGCCAGTATATTTATATGCATGTGAAAAGTGCGAGGACAATAAAGAGTTGGTAAAGGGTATGAACGACCCTGATCCAGAAAATTGTCCAGATTGTGGTAGCAACATTAAAAGAATTTTTAGTGTTGGAGGAATTGCCTTTAAAGGAAAAGGCTTTTATAGTACAGGAGGATAAAGTGTTTGGAATTAAAAAAGATCCAATGCGTGTTGACGAACATCAATATCGTGCAGTAATAAGTTTAAATAAAGATAGAACATTCTGGAAAGCTTCTGTTCAAAGAAGAATTTCTGTAAATGAATGGAAAAAAGTTCAATGTGGATTAAAAAATATTAAGTTTCTTTCAAAAGAAGATGCAGAAGATGCTGCAAGAACAAAGATGCAAGAACAAAAAATGCTTGACCATAATGATTTATCTAGCATAAGGTATGTAATTTACGATGACTAAAGGATTTCAATATGATTTCTTTGCAGAAGAGTGGTCTTATGAGTGTGGTGCGTGTGGCACAGACCTTTATGCACCCACTAAAAAACATATGGAGGGAAATCTTTGGATTCACACTCACTCAAATGATTGTCTTGGAGGCTGGTAATGAATAAAGAAGAGCTAGAAGAAGCTTTATCCCATATTGAAGAAGAGATTATGATTATGGATGGCTTTGAAGAAGCCTTTATAGGATTGTCCTTAAGGTGTGGTCAACCAACATTAGCGACCTATTCCTGGGAAAAAATGGTAGATGTTCTAATGGACAGAGATGAAATGGAATATGAAGATGCCGTTGAATACATATCGTATAACTGTTTAGGTGCTTGGATGGGCGATCTTACGCCAGTCATAGTCCTGCCATTGGAGTTTTAATGTCATTGGTTGCAAAAATTAAAGAGATGCTAAAAGAGTATCAAGAAGAAAATGGTACTCTTAATGATAGAGATTATGAAAAATTATTTGTACATTTTTATTTACAGTACGAAGATGAATATTTAAAGCAAAGAGTTAGTTCTATTAGATCAGATGGAAAAAGTAGGAATTATAAATGAAAGTTAGAATAAGTAAAAGAGAGTATTCAAACTATATTGAAGGTGATACAGATCTTGCACTTGCAGCAGAGATGGCTGTTAAACTTGCAAAGTCAAATCCAGTTGTTGTTGGAGAGCCTGTTGCTGAAGTTAGCCCTGGCTGTCCCATGGGCTTTGCTAGTCCAAAAGTAGTTTTGTACTATGATATTATTGACCCTAGTATATTTGATAAGTTTAAAATGTTTTTAACAAGAACTTCTTTAAATGATATTGTAAAAGAGATTAAAGGATAGATTTAAAATGGAATTTGAATTACATCATGAAAAAGATGCTGGACCTATAGTTCGCTGGCTTGCAACTAAAATGTTAAATATCTTGCACAAGGTTGAAAAGCCACTTTATGATTATGCAGACATGTACACAGCAGTGTGGGACGACTATGAGCCAGATGAGCTTTCTGTGCCACACAATCAAATGGGAATTTTTGATAATCTTGAAACTTTGCCACAGTTTGATCACTTAACAGATGACTTAATATAATGAAAGATTTTGACAAGGTTACAGTTGCATGGTGCGACAATGGTTTTGCAACAGGATCATTTGCAGAGGGACTTCTATCTGCAACAGTAGTTAATAAAAACATAAGTGATTTTATTAGATTTAAGGGTGTAAAAATATCAACCTTAAGACAACTAATGTTTGATGAATGGATTTACAATAGAACTTCAGACTGGATGCTTTGGATTGATTCTGATATTGTTGTTGACGATAAGATAATTAGCGACCTTTTTGATTCTGCAAATGAAAATACCTATCCAGTAATTGGTGCTATGTGCTTTACATTCTTTGGAAAAGATGAAGATGGATATACAATTCCACAAGCATGTTTTGCTCTTAAAGACGAGAATGATGGCGGTCAAGTTTTAGCAAAAATTCCTGAAAATATATTAGATTTGCCAAACATTGTAGAAGTAAACTCAACTGGGTTTGGACTATTACTAGTTCATAGATCAGTAGGAAAAAAACTTGTTGAAGAAAATGGCTTTGAACACCTATTTAATGAAATACATTACAATCATGTACACGATAGCTATGTAGGAGAAGATGTTGTATTCTCTGGATATATTAGACAAGCAGGATTTCCAATTCATGTAAATACAAGGGTAGTTCCAAAACATGATAAGTTAATTCAATTAGATGAAAAATATCATGAGCTATATTTTAATAGAAAGAAAAATAAAAGTGGATGATTATCATTACTATAAAGACCAGGTAAGAGAGCTTCAGGCTATTAATAGTTTTGTTAAAAGCAATACTTTACTTTCTGTGCAAAATAGGATAGAATATGTTAGAGATGAGCGAGTAAAATTAGGGCTACCAGTTCATGGTGTCACTATGGCTCTTGAAATAGTTAGGACAATGTTAAATGAAAAATAAAGAAATAAAAAAAGATGATAGAACAATCATTTATGAAAGCAAAATGTACACTGTAGATGAGTTTGTGTCTAAATATTCACATGCATTGGCATCTTATTTGCTTACTAGGCAGCTTGGAGACAAAGGCAAGAAGTCTCACATCGTTGATCTTGCGGTAGAAAATGCTTCTTTTGCAGAATCTTTATACATTGGAATGGACAGTTTTAGTTGATGTTTTTAACAAAGATGATAAGATTTGCAGAAAAAATTGGCATGGATGTAGATGAACTTATGGAAATGACAGTTTTAGATGCCATAATGAAAATAGAAGAAACTAGAAGCATGTGGGCAGACTTAAGAAAAGAAATAGGATAGCCCTTAAGGTATAATTAAATAGTGAATTCTTTAATAGATATAAAAGTAGTTGGCTGCGGTGGTGGTGGAGTTAATGCTGTCAATAGCATGATTCAAGCAGGTCTTTCTGGAGTAGAGTTTATTGCTATAAATACTGATGCCCAAGCATTACTACCAAGTTTGGCAGATATAAAAGTTGATATTGGAAAAGATAGAACCCGTGGTCTTGGTGCAGGAGCAGATCCAAATATTGGAAGACTTTCTGCAAAAGACAGCGTAAATGAGATCAATGAAGTAATTGCAGGAGCAGACGTTGTTTTTGTGACTGCTGGAATGGGTGGCGGAACTGGAACTGGGTCTGCACCAATTGTTGCTAACTGTGCTAAAAAGGCAGGAGCACTGACTGTAGGCGTTGTAACCACCCCATTTGGGTTTGAGGGCAAGAAGCGTATGAATAATGCCTTAGAAGGAATTGCTAATTTTAATAAAGAAGTTGATACTCTAATTGTTATTCCAAATGAGAACCTAATTTTAATGCTTGATTCAGACATTTCTATGGAAGAAGCCTTTAAAGAAGCTGACAATGTTTTATTAAAAGCTGTAGCAGGTATATCAGATTTAATTACAACCCCTGGTCAGATTAATATTGACTTTGCAGATATAAAAAGAGTTATGAAAAACGCTGGAGCAGCTTTTATGGGCATTGGGTATGCAGATGGCGAAGACCGTGCAGAGATTGCAGGTAGTAAAGCTATAACAAGTCCAATTTTAAACGTAAATCTTAACGGTGCAACTGGAGTTTTAATTTCAATTGCATCATCTGGACAAATTAAAATGCAAGAAGTTAATAAAATTGCATCACTTGTTTCTGACAAGGCTCACGAAGACGCTGATATAATCTTTGGAACAGTCCTGGATGAAGATCTTGAGGATGGTATTTTAGTAACTGTCATAGCAACAGGCTTTATAAATGAATGACATTCAGTGGACTTTTGGAATTATAACTGTTTATGAAGATAAGCAAAGACTTCAAGAGATCATAGATAGCATTCGTAATCTTAATATTCCAGAGTATGAAATTTTGTTTGTTGGTGGTGGAGATAGCTCCGATATTAATGGTGAAGATATTAAAAAGATTGACTTTGATGAATCAGTTAAAGAAAGATGGATTACAAGAAAAAAGAATATACTTGTAAAAGAAGCTAGGTATGACAATATAGTTTTAATGCATGACTATCATATCTTTGATAAAGACTGGTACAAAAACTTTGTTGAATTTGGAACTGACTGGGATATTTGTTCTTGTCCACAATACTTAATTACAGGTGCAAGGAACCCCATGGACTGGTCTCTTTGGGATAAGCCTGGTCATGGAAGAGCCTGGTCTTTAAACTATAATGACTGGTCTCAAACACAGTACATGTATATCTCTGGCGGATTCTTTATGATCAAGCGTCATGTAATGATTGAAGAGCCACTTGATGAAAGCCGTGGATGGAATGAAGAAGAAGATGTTGAATGGTCTTACAGGGTAAGAAATAAGTATGTTATGAAGTGCAATGGAAAAAGTATTGTTAGACATAACAAATGGCATAGACATGCAGGTCCACAAAGATGAGTAATAAATTAGTTATATTTGATTTAGACGGTGTTTTAATAGACTCTAAAGATTTACACTATAAGGCTCTAAACGATGCTCTAGGTCTTGTTGGAGAGGATTTTAAGATATCCTACTCAGAACACTTGTCAAGATATGATGGTCTTAATACAAGAAAAAAACTTAATATGCTTACCCAAGAAAAGGGGCTTCCAATAGATAAGCATGATGAGGTTTGGGCAAATAAGCAGGAAGCTACTTTTAGACTCTTAGAAGATTTACCAAGAAACCTTGTTGCTAATAATATTATGACTTACCTAAAGCAAAATGGCTGGAAGATTGCGATAGCATCAAATAGCATCAGAGAAACAATAATTAAATCTTTGCACTCAATTGATGTCCTTCATCTGGTTGACTTTATAGTTAGCAACGAAGATGTCTGGCATCCAAAACCACATCCAGAAATGTACTGGAAATGCATGGTAAGTCTTGGAGCATTTCCAAAAGATACGGTTATCATTGAAGACTCACATGTTGGAAGACAGGGTGCTATAAATTCTGGAGCAAACCTATACCCAATTAAAGACTCTTATGATCTAAGTGATATAATGTTCATAGATTTTATTAAAAAATTTGAGCAGAAAGAGAGAACTGGACAAGTGCCTTGGAAAAATAAAGAGATGAATGTTCTTATTCCAATGGCTGGTGCAGGTTCAAGGTTTGCTCAAGCTGGATATACATTTCCAAAGCCACTAATTGAAGTCAATGGTAAGCCTATGATTCAGGTAGTTGTAGAAAATCTTAACATTGATGCTCACTATATTTTCTTAGTACAAAAAGAACATTATGAAAAATACAACCTGAAACAATTACTAAATTTAATTGCACCAGATTGTGACATAGTTGTTGTTGATGGAATGACTGAAGGTGCAGCATGTACAACACTACTTGCAGAGCATTTAATTGATAGTGATAAGCCACTTCTAATGGCTAACTCAGATCAGTATGTTGAGTGGGATTCTAACGAAGCACTTTACGAATTTACTGCAAGTAAGTCAGATGGTGGAATTTTATCTTTCAAAGCAACACATCCTAAGTGGTCATTTGCTAAGATTGGTGAAGATGGCTTTGTGTCTGAAGTTGCAGAAAAGAATCCAATTTCTGATAATGCAACGGTAGGAATTTATTTTTGGAAGCATGGTTCAGACTATGTTAAATATGCAAAGCAAATGATAGAAAAGAATGTTAGAACAAATAATGAATTTTATGTGTGTCCAGTATTCAATGAAGCAATCGAAGATGGCAAGAAGATTAGGCTAAAGATGATTGACAAAATGTGGGGTATTGGAACGCCAGAAGATTTAAATTACTTTTTAGAAAATCACAAGGAGAAATAATGGCAAAGAGTAAAAAAGACTATTTAAAAATGCAGAATGATTATTACAATGAATATGCAGATAAGTGGTCAGTTAATTTTAGAGATCCAGTAGTTGGATCGTATGATGCACATAATAGTTGGTCAGACTATGACGAATATCTGTTTAAAGATTTCGACACAAAAGGCTTAGTCGCTCTTGAGTATGGGTGTGGTCCAGCTAGAAACTTAATTGAATTTAATAACAGGTTTGACAGAATTGACGGAGTAGATATCTCTCCAATTAATATTGAAAAAGCTAAGGTAAATCTTACACACAACAATATTGAAATACCAAATCTTTATATAACGCCTGGAGACAATCTTTCAATGATTGAGGATAGCGTATACGATGTTGTATTTGCCGTAATTTGTTTTCAGCATATCTGTGTACATGAAGTTAGATTTAACATTCTGAAAGAAGTTCATCGTGTTCTTAAGGATGGTGGAAAGCTATGTTTCCAAATGGGATTTGGTGGAAAAGAAGGTATTCCAACGGCTGGATATTACGACAATGTTTATGATGCTGCAAGTACAAATGGTCATTCAGATGTTAGCATTACTAATGAAGATGAATTGATTGATGACTTGGTTAACAAGATTGGCTTTAAGAACTACAAGTCAGACATTAGACCAACTGGTCCAGGAGATAATCATAGGAACTGGATTTGGGTTCAGGTTGAAAAATGATATACATATCTCATCGTGGAAATTTAACTGGAAAACATCATGACCTTGAAAATAGTCCTGTCTATATTTATCAAGCCATAGACAAAGGGTTTGATGTAGAGGTTGATCTTCGTCATAAAGATGGGCAGATATTTTTAGGTCACGAAAAGCCACAGTATTTAATAGATGATAATTTTATTGATGACTGTAGAGAAAGTTTATGGGTTCATTGTAAAGATAAAGAGTCTTTAAAGTATGCCCTTGATGAAGATTTGAATTGTTTTTTTCATAAAGCAGATGACTATACTTTAACTAGCAAGGGTTATGTGTGGGCATTTCCAGGAGTTGCAAAGGCAAATTCAAATACAATTGCAGTTCTTCCAGAACTATTTAGAACTGTAGAAGAAATAAAAGATTTAGACTATCATGGCTACTGCTCTGATGTGATTGAATATATAAGGAGTAGTCACAATGTTTAAAGAGATAGATTATAACAAGCACTTTGTTATTGGTACACCGCTGGTTGGCTGGAAAGCAGATATGCAAGAGGAAATGGAATGGTTAAATAATGCAGAAAATATTATTGATAAATTTCCAAATGCAAAATTCTTTACAGCTTTAGAGTTAGACAATAGAGGACTAGACCCGTTCTCAAGAGTAATTGATAAGTTGAAAACTGTAAATGGAGATTTTTGGACTTACTCAATTAATGATATGGAAAGTTCAGTTACTTCATCAAATAGATGGATAAGAATTGAAACTGGTAGAAATCTAATTAGAGAGTTTGCACAAAGACTTCGTAAAACTTCTGGACATCACTGGGGAGAAGATTGTACAGAAGAAAATCTTGGAGTAGTAAACTATGATGCAATTCTTTATGTAGATTCAGATATTATTTTGACTGCTGAAATTATTGAAAAGCTTTTTGAAATTGATCATCCAATTGTGAGTGCAGATGTTCCAGTGTACGGACTAAAGGGGAAAGCTGTTTCAATTAATCCAAGAATTGAAGAGCATTGGAATACGGCTGGAATGCTTTTGGTAAACTCTCCAGCATTCTACGACCTGCCTTGGTATCACAATACATACCTAAACTTAAGTGACGACCCAACTTTCCAGTCTATGGCTGAAAGATTAAAAAAGAGGGTAGGCTTAGAAAATTTAGAAGAAACTTATGGAATGACTTGGGTAAGAAAAGATATATCAGCACAGCACAAAGGAAGATTAATAGCTGTAGAACAAAGACAAATCCCAAACAGATTTTAGAATGGACTGTATCTAAGTGTCAAAATATTTAATAACTGGTGGACCAGGATCTTTAGGTCAAGAAATTTGCAAAAGCCTTTTGAGCCTTTGTGATACTAAAGAGATTATTATGTTTTCTAGAAATGAAACTAAGCAGTTTGAATCTTCTATGTCTATTAATGATGACAGAGTTAAGTATGTAATTGGAGACATAAAAAACTATGACTCACTGTTCACCATTATGAGAGGTGTGGATTATGTTTTTCATGCTGCAGCTTTAAAGCACATAGATCTAGCAGAAAAATCTCCAGATGAAACTATTAAAATAAATGTTTTAGGAACAAGTAATGTTGTAAATGCAGCAATTCAAAACGGAGTAAAAAAAGTATTACTTATATCAACAGACAAGGCTTGTATTCCAACAAGTATCTATGGAGTTAGCAAACTTTTGTCTGAAAAGAATGTAATACTTTCTAATGGAATTTCTGATACAAAATTTTCTGTAGTAAGGTTTGGTAATTTAATTGGAAGCAATGGGTCAATTTTTCAAAAGTGGAAAATTATGAAAGATGATAATCAAAGAATTACTGTGACGCACAAGGATATGACAAGATTTTTTATTAGAAGTTCTGAAGCTGCTATGTGGTCTGTTAAGTTTATTAAGGAAATGGTTGGTGGGGAACTATTTGTTCCTAAAATGAAGAGTGCCAACATTTATGATATTGCAAAGTCTTTTATATCTGAGTCACAAATAGATATAACTGGAACTAGGGCTGGAGAAAAGCTTGATGAAGACATTTTATCTAGCCTGGAACTTGGCACTGTACAAGATCTTGGAGAATTTTTTATCTTGCATAATGATAATAAGATTAATAATTTCTCGTATAATAGTAGTAATAATAAAGAATGGTATTCTGGGGAAGAAATAGAAAGCTTTTTCTAAATTTCCTTAGGATGGGAAACATCCTGGATATGATGAAAAACTATCCACATATATTAGGAGTAATGATGATAAGTAAAAGATTTTCAGTAGCAAGTGCGTGTAACTTATGCCTTGATTTAATTACAAAGTTTATTAATAAAACAGAGCAAAAATCTAAGAAAAATCCAGAATGTAAGTGCAAAAACTGTAAGTGTTCCTGACTATGTGATAAACTAGTTAGATGCACAAAAAGTTTTTAGCCTCAATATTTTCAGTATTATTAGTATTTGCTCAAGCAACACCAGTAAGTGCATCAGATTCTATTAGATATAAATCTACAGAAATTCAAGCAATTCCAAAGGGAAAATGGACAACCCTTAAATTCAATGGTGGAAAAACAGAGATTCAAGGTAATGGAAAGAGATCTTTGTTTTGCTACCAAGCTGGTATTGATACAAAGGGAAAGAAAAAACCATCTTATATTAAACTAAGAATAACTAGAATAGTTCCAGGTCCAAATGATCCTAGTGCAACCAACACATACTTCTTTACAGAAAAACCAGGAAGTGAATTTGTTGCGTCTAACTGCTGGAACATTGTAACTAAGTATCCAGTAGTGGTTCAAATTAAAATTACTGGAGGAAGTAAAACATATAACTCTGACATCAGACAGTTTAAGATGTGGACACCAAATGGAGAATACCCACAAGATTTCTCTGATTTTATTCCTGAAACAACTATTAATTAGTTTATTAGCAATGATATAATAGATTTGTTAGATACGTCTAACGAGGAGTCTATGCAATAAAGTGAAAAAAATCTTTTCCTACCTACTATTACTTCCAATAATATCTGCTACAATGATGTTTTTGATTCTGCCAGCAACCCAGGCAAACACTCCGCTTGTATGCAACATGTCTACAATTACTGGAGATGATGATGGATCTTTTCCAATGACTCTTCCATTCAGTCTTCAGCTAGGAAATACTAACTACAATAAAATATATTACAGCACAAATGGTCTTATGTCATTTGGACAACCAGATGGTAATTATTGGAGTTATCCACAGACTCCATCTGTAACTCTTGCAGGTAGAGACTGGGTTTCATTTGGTCCAGGTGCTTATACTTCATATGGGTATAATCAGGACTCATTTTGTATTGAGTGGTCAGTTCGCCCATTCCCACAGTCATCTGGTGATTTAACACAGATTAGATTAGTTGTAAATGTATTTCCTAATGGTGGATGGCATGGTGAGATTACAACTCTTGGATGGATTCCCCCAGACATTAGGCGTGGAATTGTATGGGAACAAAATGGTACACCATTACCAATTGGAGCAGCATTTGATGTAAATGGTGGAGTTCCAATTGAAGTTGCACCTGCTCCAGCACCTACGAGCTTTACAGAGCCCCCTGCAATACCTACTCAATGTTGGGATGGAAGCACAATTTATGCTCCTGCTGTATGTCCAGTAGAACCAAGTCCTACGCCTACTCCTGAACCTAGTCCTACGCCCAGCCCTGAGCCACAGCCGTCAGAATCACCAACGCCAACAATAGAACCGTCACCCCAGCCAATAGAGCCAAGCCCACTACCGTCAGAACCTGTTGTGCTGCCTTCAGAAACTTCTTCACCTATTCC